TAGTCTCTTTAATGGTTCCTGCTTTAATAGGACCAGAAAAAGTTGTCGTACCCATGTCGATCTCCTGTCTTGGGTGAGTCAATCGCACAATGCGATTGTCAGGGATACCTCAACCATACAGAAGTTTCACACAAAAAGAAAGGGGCAACCGAAGTTGCCCCAATCACAAACAGGGAGGAATGTCCGTAACTGAAGGACATCTCCTTGTAACACAGTTTACGCTCCAGGGGAACCAAAAATACAACGTGGATCCGAAAAGCCAAAGCTGTAACGCTCACGAGCTTTAAAGCGCATGTTGCCTGTATCAAAGTCTGCTTCCATGCCAGTAGACAACGCAGTACGCTCAAAGTGGATCATTCCACGAGGAGCATCTGTCATGATGAAAAACGCATCAGGATCTGTTAGGAAGTCATTAACGGCATAACCGCTAGGCAACATCCCCATAGAGCGAAGCGCATTTACATCATTGTCCGCTGTACCAACACGAAGGTTAGACACCATCAGACGTTCTGCAACGAACTGTAGTTGACGTGGAATTATTAGCTTTAACCCACGTAAAGCTACTTTAAGACCACGCTCATCAACAAAACCTGCAATATTGATAAGGGCGTCTTCAAGAGACGTCTCGTTCAAATCAGCAGCAGTTGATGGTTCGTTAGCAAACGTACCGCCAGAAGTAAGCGGATGGTTAGTAGCACAAAGCGCAACCCCGTCACCACCAGCAGAAGCGCCAGCAGTAAAGGCATTGTTAAGAACCGCAGCGGCCTTAACTTGCTTTGTGTGTGCCATTGAACGAGCCAACGCACGAGTATAACGTGAACCAAGACGATCATACAGATTGTCTTCGATAGCCTCCTCAGTGATTGAGAATGCCAACGCAATAGTTTCGTGGTTGTAACGAGCCGTAAATGCTTCGTTAGCGTCATCAAAACTTATAGCAGAACCTTCCGATTTGGTCGGTGCTGCTCCAAACCCGGATAACATAACCTCCTCTTCAAATGCTCGATCTGAAGCTTCAGTAGTGTAGATCTCGGCATGTTGGTTTTCGTACCTATCGTACTCCATACCAAACAAGGCGTTAAGACCGGGTTCCAACTCTTTCGCTAGTTGTGCGCGAGAGATAGCCATTAATCAGTCTCCTTATACGCCTGTCGTTGAAACAGTGCCCCCAGCAATCGCACCATTCGGCGAATTGAAGGAGTTGTTTAAACGAACGATTAGTGGAATACCAGCCGCAGTGAAATCTGAGTTTTCTGGGTCATCTTGAATACCCATAATACGCAGATTTAAGTTAGCAGTGGTTGCGATCGTGCTGACAGCCAACTTAGCAGATGAAATACCCGTGGTTGTTGAACCAGAAGCACCAGTTGCAAAGTTTGCGTTTGCAAACACATGTCCACGCGCAGTCGATTCACTTGTTAGTGAGGCGTCTGAACATATGATAAATGATTGCAGTGGGTTATCATACACAAAGCCCTTGACGGGAAAATTAGAATCCGCGCCAGAACCAGGCCAGAAGTTAGAAAAGATTTTCTCACCAGTGGTAGACGAAACGTATTCCGCTCCTGCAAACACACCCACGAGTCCTACCGTTCCACCAGCAGCCGCGCCAACAATATCAATAAAGCCTGTTGACAGCGGGATTACGGGTGAACCTTGGTAAATCGCGTTAGTGTTTCCAGAGGCGATACGATACTCAGTCGCACCAGTGGTGTTGTAGCCCTGACCGACTACACCAATTGGCTTTAAGCCAAAAGCACCGTTAGTGTTTGCCATAATAGCAATCCTCTAAATTTATCCGGAGTCGCGTTCACGGCCTCCGAAGGTTACACGACTTTGCCGATTTTGATTTATCGGCATAGAAGGATGTTGCTCCTTCATAAGGTCCTGATCTACAGCGGTCATTTGTTCGCGGGTTCTGCCCCCGTAATATGCAGTTCTTTCTTCCACCGTTTCAACAGGGATGCGGCACAACATCAAGCCACCTTGTCCTATTACACCCTGATATTTGCCATCATCAATGACTGGGGCTTCATAGTTTGGATACTCATCTGCACGGACGGGAGACCATCCTTCGCGTAGCTTGGCGTGGACATTCATCTTGTCCTCCTCACCACGCATTGAAACTCGTATCCAACGATGCACAAAACCTTCTGGAGGTTCTGGTGCTTCAAGGTGACTGGGCGGTGCCCATGGTTTTCTGCGCGAGTCTGCCTCGCGGGTTGCGCTTTTACGCGGTGTTCTATCAGCCATGGTTTTAGTCCTTCACATATTTGGCGTATTCTTCAAGAGGTACGCCCAACTTTTTCGCAATAGCGACCTGTGAATGCGACAGCTTGACCGACCTGCGCCCCTGTTTCGTACTGCGGGATGCGGAGTTACCAGCAGAAGCGACCTGGCTTCCTCCACCCGATTTCTTAGCCGTCTCGAACTTGTGAGGAAACTCACTGCGCATACGACTATCTATTTCAGTATAATACTCATCGCTCTGTGGGTCAAACCCCTCTTCGTCAATGAGTTGTTGATTTATAGCAAAAGCAGCCATTGTCATAACACGGTCATCGCCAAACCATGAGTTTTTCTTCGCCCAAGCTTGTGCTTTTGGGTCTGGCTGTGGCTGTGGCTGTGGCTGTGGCTCTGAGGTCGGTTGCTGAACGGGCATCTTAGCCTGTTGATCCGCTTTTACCTTTGCAGACTGATAACGTTGACGCTCAACCGCAATCTTAGAAATTAACTCTTGAGCCTCTATCATCTTGTCCGTATCACCAGACTCATGAGCCTCTTTGTACATCTGCTTTGCAGCTAATGTTTGTGACTCAAGTCTATTGCCATACTCATTTAAATAACCAGAATCCAAAGATTTAACACGAGACTTTAGCTTCTTGTTCTCTTCAATAAGTTGTTGAGACAATCGAACTGCTTCAGCTTTATCTCTCTCCTCCTGACGATACTTCTCCGTCAGTTTTTTAATACGAGTCTGAACACCTTTACTGTAAGAATCTAACTCTTCATCTCCAGAAGACGCAACTGGCTCCTCTGTCGGAGGCTCCTCTACCTCAACCTTTTCATCTGTCTCTTGAGCTTCTGTTTCAACAATAATTTCTTGCTCTTCAACTTTAGTTTCTTCTTCTGCCATGAGTTACCTCTTAAACATGCTTGATATCATCTGGTTCAAGAATAGTGGCAATAACCTCGTCATCATTAATGATACGAACTTCACCACCATCAATCTTAAACCGTGAGCCAGAGTAACGACCGATACAAACCCACTGACCTTTCTCACACCATGGTTCACAATCAGAACCAAATTTGGTGGGATCTTTGTAAGCTAATGGTCCTAGCTGCATCACGTATGCCACTACCGTAGCCACGTTTTCACGCTCTCGAACTTCATCAGGAATATACAAGCCGCTCGATGTTCTGGCTTTGCCTTGATACGGCATAACTAAAACCCGCCAACCAGTCGGTTGCGGAAGACGTTCAAGCAACGGTTTATCTAAAAGGGCCGGGTCTAACACCCGTTCTTTAGCGTCAACATATGCGCTATCCAAAGCAGAAGAGCTTTTTGCCTCTTCTTTTTCTTTGTTCATTTTCTGCGCAACGTGGTCAGGAAGATATAAAGTCTTCGACATCGTCTACGTTTTTCTCCAGCAGGGCCTTTATTTCTTCACGAGCGAAAGAGAGACCCCGTATCTCTCCCACCGACATTTTGTACTGTTCCCAGTCTTTAACTGCGCCACTCGCAAGAGCGTCGGACAAATCTTTTTGTCGTTCTTCTAGCTTTTTATAGAGATATTTCGATAAGTCAATAACATCCATCTCTATACCATAAGCTCAAAATGTGGGGCATCGATAAATGGTCGGCGTCCCTGACCACGGCGAGTGTCAATATAATCGTTCATCGCACTCTCCATATCGCCTTCCCAATATGCTATATTTGGCACAGTCCATGCGGCTCCCCACCTAATCGGGACGTCCACCGCTCTCGCACCCTCTGCCATAGCATCAGCAATCTCATCGTACAAATTTAATTCCCAGCGCCCCCCATCTACATATGCCATAAGGTCTACCGCATGACCGTCAAGGTGCTTGCTCTTCATTGTTTTTCC